GAAAGGATATGGTTGGGGTCTTGGATCTTGGGGTGGAGAGGCATCTTCTGCCGTTACAACAACTTTAAATGGAGCTTTAGGAGACAATGCATTTGGAACTGGAGGATCAGGAACTTCCATTGTCTTAACTGACGCTACACAATTTCCAGATACTGGAACTAATTTTATAAAAGTAGGAACAGAAGAAATTTCTTACACTGGAGTAACTGGAGGAACTACTTTAACGGGAATCACAAGAGCTGTTAGAGGGACAACCAGAGCGTCTCATAGTAGTGGTGCCACTGTGACAAACACCAGTGACTTTGGAGCTTGGAACCAAGAAACCTCGGAAGGTCTTGCGTTGGATCCGGGTATGTGGTCTATAGATAATTTTGGAGACAAAGCTATTTGTTTAATTCACGATAGTGCATGTTTTTCTTGGGATTCTAGTTTAGGTAATGCAACAGAAACAAGAGCTGCGATTATTACAGGTGCCCCAACTGCATCAAGACACATGGTTGTATCTACACCGGATAGACACTTGGTGTTTTTTGGAACAGAAACAACTATTGGTGATCCAACAACTCAAGATGATATGTTTGTAAGATTCTCGGATCAAGAAGATATAAATACTTACGCACCTTCAGCGACCAATACAGCTGGTACACAAAGACTTGCCGATGGATCACGGATCATGGGAGCAATTAGAGGACGTGATGCGATATATGTTTGGACCGATACAGCGTTATTCACACAACGTTTTGTAGGATCACCTTTTACGTTTGCGTTCGCACAGGTTGGAACTAACTGTGGTTTGGTTGGACAAAATGCATGTGTTGAGGTTGATGGTGCTGCATATTGGATGTCAGAGAATGGTTTTTTTAGATTTGCTGGTAGATTAGAATCTTTGCCTTGCCTGGTAGAGGATTTTGTTTACGA